TCTGCGATGATGTCGTGCGGAATGACTGGCACGAGGAGTTCCAGAAGTCCTGTGAGGACTACAACCTGATGAAGGCCGCAGTCGGCGACAAGGCTGCGAAGAAGGCTCTTGCCCGCGTCCACCATGTCATCGGTCAAGCTCCTTCGGATGTCCGTCGAGCTTTCGACTCCCAGGCCGGCAGCGGTGGCGAGTTCATTCCCGCCCCAGTGCTTCCCCTGCTGGAGCGTGACGTCGTGATCCGTGCCCAGGTGATGAGCCTGTTCCAGGAGATCGCAGTATCGTCGAACTCCCAGACCATGCCGATCGTGGCTTCTGGCCTCCGTCCCTATCTCAAGGGCACAGTGACCAGTGACAACCCGGCACAGTTCGAAGCCTCCTCGATGACCACCGCCGACCGCACAATCGCACCGAAGGGATTTGCTGTCAGGGCCGTCATCTCAGATGATGCGGACGCCGACGCCATCTTCGATATGCTTCCGATGATTCGAGAGGAGGCCATCACAGGGCTCAGCTATGGAATCGACGATTGCATCGTCAATGGCGACGCCACGGCATCGCATCAAGATGCGCTAAGTTCGTGGAATACCAGAGGTTTATGGGGAAGCACCGGTCTTGGCACGTCAATAGATCATAGGCGGGCATGGACTGGATTGAGGGCACGAGCCTACGACCAGAGCGCGACCGTCGACCGGAACACCTACAGCTACGCCAACTTCCTCGCGGATGTGGCAGACCTTGCGGCCCCTCGTGGTCTCGGTGGTTCAGAGGGTGAGTTGATCGCCATGATGAGCCCAGAGGCATATTTCAACAGCATCGCAGGCCTCGATCAGGTCGCCACGCTGGAGAAGTACGGCCCCGGTGCTTCGGTGCTGGCTGGTGAGATCGCCCGCCTGGGTGGTGCTCGCGTGGTCCTCTCCGACTTCGTGACAGCCGATCTGGCTGCGACCGGTCTCTTCACTGGCTCCGGTGCCACCACCGGTTGCTTGATCTTCAACAGTACGCGCCACAAGATGTTTACGCGTCAAGGAAGAAAAGTGGAAATTGCCCGCGACATTACGAGGGGGATCAGTAATGTGGTCTGCTCGTGGAGGGGCGTTTTCAAGCCAGTCTCATCCAGCGCCACCGTCAAGGATGTCGTCTGGGAATACAACCTAGCCTAAGGAAGGATCAAATCATGTCAGTACAAGACACCATCACCATGATGGAGCAGCTCACACAGGCCACTGCGGGCACCGATGAGGATCACTACCTCACGGTACCCAACGCGGGCGAGTGGATGCTCAAGAAGGCCTACATCAACGTCAGCACGACCGTCGCGACAGATCCTACCGATTATGTCACGATCGCACTAAAGCAAGGCTCCACCACCGTCGCCAGCTATGTGACCACCGCTGGAGCCCTCACCGCAGGAACCGCTCAAGCGTTGACCAATGCGGCAGCGGGAGCCTCCGCAGTCTTCGGACAGGGGGACACGATCCACCTCGATGTCGACAAGGCGGCCAGTGGACAGACGTGCGTGGGCACCGTCACGGTAGCCCTCCAGGCGATCGTTAGCTGATCTATGGACGAGGGCACCTTGAACCGTCTCAGGATGGCTCAGGGTGCCCTGTATCCCCTCGCGGGTGGACTACCCGCACCCACGGCTCATAGAGCCATCCTCGCGCCTCTCAGGCGCATAGCTTCACGCCTCAAGAAGGAGCCTGAAGATGGCCCTGGCGACCGCTGCCCAGATGCGAGAGTACCTCCGACTGATAACGGGGACCGCTGAAGACTCGCTCATCGACTCGCTCGTTACCCGCTTCGATGGCGTGGCAAGTGGCTGGTGCGGCTACCCGACAGACGGGGCAGCCCCAAGCTTCGAGAGCGCAACCTATACCGACTACTTCGACGGCGATGGCACCGAGAGTCTCTGGCTTCGAGTTCAGCCCGCCACCGCAATCACCACCGCACACGTGGACCTCGATCGAGTCTATGGGGCCTCGACCCTCGTGGCCTCTGGCGATTATGAGCTATTCGACAGCCTCCTCCTCCTGAAGACTACGAGCACCCAGGGGGCCTGGACTAACGGCTTCCGGTCGGTGAAGGTGGTCTATGTTGCGGGGTACTCCACGACTCCCGCTCCCATCGTCCATGCTTGCGGCCTCCAGGTCGCACACTGGTATCGCAACCGGGACACCATCGGATATCAAAACGTCAGCCAGCAGGGCGGCTCGATTCGTGTCGATAGCCTCGGGCTCCTCGACTCGGTGAAAGAGGCGCTCGGCCCCTACAGGCTGACCGGCTTCGAGGGCGGCACCCTTGGCTAAGTCTCGCACGCTCGAACAGTTCGCCGATGACATGCGGAAGGAGGGCTCTACGAAGGGCCTCCCCGCTCGGCTTCGGAAGCTCATGGGGACTCTCGCCCTCCAGGCTGAGGGATATGCGAAGGTCAACGCATCGAGGAAGCTAACGAGCCGGACGGGTGCGCTCGTCGGCTCCATCGCCGGGGCTACCCTTGCGGAGACTGAAGGGATGGGCCTCGTGCTTCGTGCTGGCGGGAGAAGCCGAGGCGGCAAGCCTGTCTCCTACGCTCGAACGCATGAGTTCGGGGCCACAATCAAAGGGCGTCCGCTGCTCAGGATTCCGCTCGATGCTGCGAAGACCTCAGCGGGTGTCGATCGCTTCCCAAGCCCGCTCCGTCAGACCGCTGGAGACCTGTTCTCTCTGCGCGAGGTCGGTGGCAAGCTGCTCCTATTTCGCACCGACGAGGAGGATGGGCCGCCGTGGTACGTGCTTAAGCGCTCGGTCAAGATCCGCGCTCGGCCATACCTCAAGCCAGCCCTGACCAAGACCCAGAAGAAGATGCCGGCAGACCTTCGCAAGCTCGTCAGCACCTCGATCATGGGTGGTGTCTGATGGGCTCACGGGTGCGCGACATCCTCGCCAGAGTGAAGAGCGATCTCGCAGGGATCAACGGCTTGGGCTCTTACAACTATGACCTCAGCGGCACCGATCAAGTCGTGATAGCTCAAGCGATGGACCCGGTTAGGGTGCCTTGCGTCTACGTCTATTCGGATACGATGGACACCTCTCAGGCCGCAGGCCGTACCATCCTCACCCAGTACGACCGGACCCTCCGGGTCATGTGCGTCGGCTATCTCGCTGCGACGAATGATGACCCTGGCGAGCTTCACCTTCGCACCTGGGACATGCTCGCAGATATGCAGAGGGCGCTTGAGGCAGACCGGGGCCTCGGGTCTCCTGGTTCGCTTCTCTGTGACGATCTGGAGCTTGCGATGGTCGCGACAGACGGGGCTCAAGTTGGTAGGCCCACCATGGGCATCGCCGTGGTAGCTTTGACCATCACCTTCCGACAGGATTCAGGAGACCCCGGATGAGCTGGTACAATTCGAACTGGCAGTATCGCCTCCCGATCTCGGTGAACAACCTCGGAGGAGCCTCGACGATCGACGTGAACGTCATCCCCACCGGAGACGTAGAGCTATTCTGGTCGAAGGTCGCCACCTCTGGTCACGATGTGCGCTTCACCGCAAGCGATGGGGGCACCGAACTCGCATACAATCGCGCCTCCTGGACCTATGCGACTCGCTCGGCATCCTTCAACGTGGACGCGGTATCGGCAGCCTCGACGGATGCAACGGTCGTTATCTTCATGTACTTTGGCTATTCGGCAGCGAGCGATGGGAGCACGGTCGTCTCCATAGCCAGCGCGAAGACCAGCACGATCGAGGTCGCCTCACCGGGGACTCCTCGCGTCAACCTCGTACCGTTCAGAGCTGGCGAGACCCTCGCTCAGCAGAAGGTTACCAAGGCGGCAGCGGAACAGATCGACGTTTGGATCGACTGCCGGCAAGCTCTCCAGAGCCGCTCGGATGCCTACTCGAACTCCCAGCGCTTCGAAGAGATTGGATACATCCAGGTCGCTGTCGAAGAGAGCGGGACGGATGACGCCGGACGCTACGACGAGGCCCTCACCACAATCTCAGACCCGGGATGGGTCAAGGTGCGGGTTAAGGGCGGCAGCTCTGGAACCGACTACACGCTGATCGTCACGGTCGGCACCTCTTCAACCCGCGTCCTCGAAGCGAGAGCAGTCGTTGACGTTCAAGACATAGACGAATCTTAAAGGAGTGAATTATGGCTGTTTACCTCGGGCGGAATACCTCGATCGGCTTCTCAGAAGAGACAACTTGGGGAACCCCAACGAGTCGAACTAATTGGCGACCAGTCGCAAGCGTGAGCCTCTCGCGCAAGGTCACCCAGGTGCCGCGCCCCGACCTCAAGAGTGACGCCGGGAGCGCTATGCGCCGGGGGCATTTTTTGTCGGAAGAAGCCTGTGACGGCTCGGCTAGTATGGTCGCCACTTTCGACAACATCGGGATGATGCTCAAGCACGGTCTCGGCACCCTCGCCGACGCTGGCTCTGGCCCTTCGAGCTATACCCACACGTACACCCTCGCAGCCGCTCCACCTACCGGCCTCACCGTCGAGACGGTGCGCGGCACCTCGGGCCAGTCGGAGGTGTTCGAGGGCGTGAAGATCAACAACCTCACCCTGTCGGTCGCAGCCGGGGAGGCGATGATGCTCGATCTGGACTTCATCGCTCAGACTGGAGCGACTCGGGGAAGCGCCGGGACTCCGAGCTATGGGACGAACGAGAACCTCATTCTGCACTCGCAGGCTGGCCAGTTCGCTTTCAATGGCGCGAACTACGACCTCAAGAGCCTCACCCTCAAGGTGGAGAACAGCCTCGACAGGCGGCAACTCCTCGGCTCTGTGCTGACTTCTGAGCCCGTTCGGTCCGACTTCATGAGCGTGACTATGGATGTCGAGCTGGAAGCCGTTGATACCCTCACGGCAGCCCTAATTGCGGGCACTCAGGGAGATGCGACGATCACCTTCACCAGCGGTACCCGCTCGTTCGCTATCACATGCCAGAACGCTTACCTGAGCACGGCGACAGACGATATTGGGGACGCGGGGATCGTGTCCATGTCCTGCTCTTTCGTCTGCGAGAGCGACGGCACCGATGAGGGGCTCTCGATCCTCGTCACGAACAGCGACAGCAGCGGCACCCAGAACTGATAACCAGAGCCCGAAAGGGCAGGAGCGACACCCATGTCCATAGTCAAGCTAATCACGAAGAGCGCCAGCAAGGTGGTCGAGGCCGGTGGCCTGCATTGGAAGATCAAGCGCGTGAGGTCGAGAGATGTCCTTCGCGCTGGTCTCGCCACGATGGTGCAGTTCGCGCCGGAAGACATCGCCGACATTATGGGCGAGGATGGCGACGAGCCACAGGCAGAGCAGTTCGCCCAGACCTGGGCTCAGCGCATGTCTGCTATGTCTGATGTCCAGCAAGCGAAGCTATCCGACAGCCTTGACGCGCTGGTATGCGCGGGAGTCATCGAAGCCAGCGGCGACGGCGACGAGTGGGAGGCTATTCGCTTCACTCTCGATGAGCGTCAAGTCAATGAAGAGGCATCTGTGCTCTCGGTGGATTCGCTGCCGTGGCCAGTTCGTCAAGAGCTGGCGGCTGCCGTTCAGCTTCATTCCCGCGAGGGGATGGAGGCTGAAGAAAAGGCGGTTGCCACGTTTCGCAAGGGAGCCAAGTCTGGTGCTACTGGTTGATCAAATCGCTCGACGATACAATCGGACGCCCGCCGAGGTGCTCGACATGGACCCGTTTGAGCTTTCGCTATGCGTGGTCTGTCTTCAGCACAGGGATGCGCGTAACGCTCAGCAGGTCTCAAGGCTCCAGCGTCAGAGCAAGGGGGGCCTCGTGCCTCTGCCTCTGCCCATGATCGACATCGGGGAGACCTGAGATGGCTTCGAATATCGTCAAGATGGTGCTGAAGCTCGATGATAAGGCGAGCCCCGCGCTCAAGGGTGTCGGTCGAGAGGCAGGCGCGTCGAATATGAGCATGGGCAAGCTGGCCATGGGCGCGGCAGCGGTGGCTACTGCTCTCATCGCTGCCGGGGCGGCTGCTGTCGGTGCGACCAAGGCATTCATTGCGATGGGTCAAGAGTACGCGGACCAGATCAACCTATTCAACGATATGTCAACCTCGACGGGCATATCGGTCGGCGCGCTCGAAGAACTGAACCTCATGGCGAAGTCGACAGGGGTATCGCTCAAGACGATGGAGCGGGGGCTTGTAGGATTCCAGCGCAACCTGGGCGAGGCGAAGGTCGGCACTGGCACGTTGACGAAAGCTCTGGAGGCCCTCAAGCTCGACCCAGATCAGTTCGAGGATACCGAGGACGCGCTGAAGACGGTCCTTGAGGAGATCTCAAAGGTCGCCGACGCCTCTGTCCGGGCGAAGCTTCTCAATGAAGCATTCGGGCTGTCCGCGAAGGACATGGCGAAGGTGATGAAGACTCAATTCGGGGTGGCCGCTACGGTCCTCGACAATATGGATCTGAGGATCGGCAACGCCACCGAGTCAGCGAGAGAGATGCAGGCGGCTCTTGCGTTGCAGGAGATCGTCCTCGATAGCCTGAAGCGTAAGGCCTTCGACACCTTCCTCGGTGGTGGTGGCTTCGTGCAAGGGCTGTCGATGGTGGTCGGCGTGGCGTCTGGTCTGGTCAAGATGCTAGACGTGATCATCGAGAAGACTGTAGATCTGGCGAAGGGTCTCACCGGGACATTCAGAGCGATCAAGCTGGCGGCAGAGGGTGACTTCGACGCGGCTGGCGTGGCGATGGAGGACTCGATCAGGTTCGCGGCTGACTTCGCATCCGGCAGCCTCGGAGACACGACTGACGTGATCGAGATCATGACAGAGGCGATGGAGGCAGGCACGGCAGAGTATGACAAGTTCACCGCATCCGTCGCGCTTCTGAGCGCTGAGGCGAAGGGCCAGCTTGTGATCGCAGAGTCTCTCGATGCTGCTGAGCGAGATCATCTGAAGACGAAAGAGGAGATCAAGAAGGCAGAGCAGGCGGCAGCCAGAGCGGCGCGCGCGCATAACCTCGAACTCCAGGAGCAGGCGAGGGCAGTGGCAGAGCTTGATACAGCCTGGGGCGGCTTGCAGACTGCTCTTGATGTCTTCGTCGGTGCCGACTTCTATGGGCCGATCGTGGATGGCACCGTCGCAGCGGTCGACGCGACGAGTCAGCTAGCGGGGGAGATCTCAAAGCTGGTCGATCCGATGGGCCAAGTGGAGCAGATGCTCGCAGGCATTAAGGGGGTCGGTCATCTCGACTTCGGGGCTCAATTCGCGATCGAAGAGGTCCGGGTGATGTACGAAGATCTGGCCGATATCCCGCTCGGCTTCGAGGCTGAGGTCGAGCACTTGCGCGACATGCAGATCGCCCTCGCAAAGTCGGTGATGCTGGTCGATCTGCTGGCACAGAAGGGCGAAGGTATCCCGTCTGGTATGCGCGAGATGATCACCCTGCTGGAGCAGGAGATCGAGGGCAAGACCTGGGAGCTTGACGCTCTGGTCGATGCGAAGCTCAAGGACGATCAGATCGAGGCAAATGAGCTATTCCTTGAAGAGCTGAACGCACGCATCCTACAGGCAGACCTCCTCGATGCCCCATCGATCGAGCTTGCAGGAGACATCCAGGCCGGGGCTGGTGCGCTCACCTCTCTCGCCGGTGGTGACGTAGCTGGGGCGGCTGGTACGGTGGCGACGATGGCTGGGGCTTCCCCTATGGTCGGCGCGGTGATCTCCGGGCTCGGCGCTATCGCTGAGATCGGCGAGATGACGGTGAAGGAGATCAAGCAAAACACGAAGGACTTCGTAACGAACTTGGCTAATGGCTTCGAAGTGATCGCCCGCGCCTTGCCTGATGTGATCGGAATCCTGCTGTCTAAGCTGCCCACGATCTTGCTCGACGCTGCTTTCGTCTGGATTCCGATGCTGATGAGAGAGCTACCGCTCGCAATCTTCGAGGGGATGGTCGACGCCTTGCGGTCGTTGATCGCGTACATCGGGGAGTCGATTCGGAACGCTCTGCGAGTCTTTCGGGGAGATGATGGGGAGCCCCGCTTCAACTGGGGAGCCGTCGAGCCGAGCGAGGTCGACAGCTTCCACACGGGGGCGGCCAAGATAGGGCGCACCGGGCTAGCGCTACTCCACCGTGGCGAGGCAGTGATCCCGGCGGGCGGTCGACAGGCGATGGACCGCAACGGCTCCACGGGTGGCGGCACGGTGAACATCAATATCTCGACCGCCATCATGGATCGCGATGTGATACCGAGACTGGTGAGAGAGATCGACAGGGCTGTCGGCAAGTACGGCCGCACCTCTGCGGCATTCGCGGGAGGGTGAGAGATGGGCAACCCGGCGATCTACTTCTACCCCGACCCGGAGGGCTCTCTTGAGGTGCTGAACTTCGGAGAGCCTCTGTCAGACCTTCAGATCACCCAGCTTCGAGACGTGATCGACGGCTACTCCAGGGGCGGGAGCTTTCACCGGGTCACAGGTGCTTCGAAGCTGGAGATTCGGATCATCCTTGAGAACTTCACCAGCACCAGCCTTGTGCGGAAGTTCGAGACCCTCAGCGCCCACCTTGAGAGGGGCGGGGCTATCGGCTTCAGCCTCAACCACTCGAAGACCTGGGCCGGATTCGTGCAGACTGGATCGACCTCTCCAGTCCGGGGAAGGGCTGCACTCACCACGAGCGGCAACGCATTCAACCCGTGGAGCACTTCGGCAGCTCTCGACTCAGGCGATGAGGTGGTGATCTCCAGCGCACCCGTCGAAGGCCTCAGGGAGACCAACACCCTATCCTCAGCGGTCCCCGCGAGCGGCGTGTCTGTCAACCTGGGCACCCTGAGCCCGCTGGTCTACACCTACCAGACCGAGCCGGTGATCGCCCGGTGGCGCGACTTCTACCCGTGTTTGATCATGCCAGAGGGCAGCGTGGGGAACCCGATCATCGAGACCAACCACCGAATCAGCTACACGCTCGACCTAACGGTGGTCGAAGACTGGGGCACGATCGCGGCCCTCGCCGATGGCTTGAAGTTGCGAGACACCAACGGGTCGCCATCGTCTGGCGTGAGCCTGCAGGAGGCCACCGGAGCACAGGGCACCCTCTCAGCGTCGAGAGGGTAGCCGATGACCTGGAGCGCACAGTTCGAAGCGGACCTCCAGGCGCAGAGCCTCGCGCCTGTCTTCGTGCTCCATATCCTGAAGTGGGCCGGCACTCCGGGGCGGCAGTTTTACGCGGCCTCTTCGGGTGACTATGGCTACCCGGAGATCATCGGCTCAGAGGTGTCGATCGGAGGTAGCTCGATCACCCCTGTAGGCTGGCGATACACCCACGGGACATGCTCGATTCAGATCGTGGGAGACTCGATCACCGACCTCGCGAAGGCTGCGAACCGAGGCGCGATAGCCGTACTCAAGATGGGGTTTCCAGGCTACACGCTCGCAGAGCTTCAGCCAGTCTTCACCGGTCGCGTCAACACCATCCTCGGGCGAGGCCCCACCTGGACCCTCGAACTCTGGGACGGGACATCGTTGCTCACCTCTCGTCTTCTCATCGGCTACACCGCAAGCTATCGCTCTAACGAGATGAACCTATTCGCCAACGTGGGCGACTCGACCACCTTGACATCGACCTATACCGTGGGCGATACGGTGCTCGATCTGACAGATGCCTCGATCATGGAGGAGTCTTCGATCTCTGGCGGCGCGGTGTACGTCCAGCCTGGAGGCAGTACAGATCCCTTTTTCCTCACCTACGACGGAACGGTCGGCAATCAACTCCAGAGCGTCACCACCGTCGACGTGCTCGACACGACAAGAGCCACTGCATCGACTGGCGCGTCAACCGTCTCAAATGCGGTCTACCTGCGGGGGACGCCGGCTGAGATCTTCCTTCGCCTTCTCGTGAGCGGCTCGGGCACTTCTTCGGCCTATGATGTCTACCCGGCCTCGTGGGGCTATGGCTTGCCGTTCGATCTAGTCGACTGGGCTGACTGCATCGGCACCCTCCTCGCAATGCAGGCCCGTCTCGGCACCGGCCCCACCTATGAGGTCGTCTTCGCTCAGAATGAGCAGGTCACCGATAGCTGGACATGGCTGCTCGACTGGTTCACAAAGCTCGGGCTCGCGCCTGTCCAGCGGCACGGATTGATCACCCTTCGGCCCGTTCAAGACCCATCCGACCCGGCTATCTCTTCTGAGATGACGATCACCGACATGGACATCGAGACCGTAGATGAGTGGATCGCCTATAGCCCTGACGTGCCCGCTGAATATGTCCAGGCGCGAGTCATCATCACCGAGGCTGTCTCACCCTTCGCGATGACTGCGAGGCTCACCACGATGGCTAACCCTCAGACGGTGCCGGTAGCCGACAGACTCACCTACAACAACTCGGACAAGTTCGCCTCCTTCCCTACTCAGGTGGCCACCGAGCTACGCGATAGGCTTGGGCCATGGGGGACAGGTCGAAGCGCCTCGACGGCCGGATCAGGGCTCCCAGAGCAGGTCACGATCACATGCTCAGGGCTCAGGCTCGCAGGGCTCTCGGTGCTCGATGTCGTGCAGGTGACAACGGACGAGATACGAGGGGGTAGACTGGCCTCGACCGTCGACGGCTGGAACGCTCAGCCCTGCATGGTGCTCAAGTGCTCCCCTGACTTTGCTGCCGGTCGCGTCACTTTGACGCTGGCCGCGATAGACCCCCTCTGATATTCTTCCCGAAAGGAGTCCTCCATGGCTGTCGTTGACCTCTCAGGCGCTACAAATGTGCCGTATATTTATTCGATCTCATCCGTCGGTGTGACATGGCAGGAGGTGAAATTGCCTCGCTGGGTGTGCCGTGTCACCATCGTCGGAAGCGCTCTCGGGCGGGTGACGATGAAGGGTGCCGAGACCCCCACAGACGGCGGTTCGGTGGGCACTCACTACGTCGGGATTCCGGCTGACGCTGGGGTCGTGTTCGTCATCCGTGGCCCAGACTCGAAG